CCTACTTTAGAAAGCTTCTAAACAACGAAATTGACCTTGATTCGAAAGCTAGAATAATTATTGATACGATACACCAAGTAAAAGGGGGCGAAGCTGATAATGTTGTCTTATCTGCTAAATGTAATTTTCCATCTCATTTCGAAAGAAAAAATTTAATAGACAGAGTAAAAGAATTAAGAGTTTGGTATACAGGAGTTACAAGGACAGTTAACACTCTACATTTGTTAGGCACATACCATAAATACCATTTTCCCTTGAGTAAATATTATAAATTGTATAGAAGTAACTATGTCTAAAAAACAAATCGGAGGAACTCACTATAAAAAATATCCTATAAGTCCATGGACATTTATAAGAGAAAATAATCTTAATCCATTTCAAGCAAATGTAATTAGATATAGTGTAAGATATGAGGATAAGGGTGGGGTTGAGGACTTAAAAAAAATAATACACTATTGTGAGATGGAGATTGATATTTTAAATAAAAAGAACAAGCAAAAAAAGAAAGATATTTTATTAAGTCAAGAAGAGGTAGAGGCACAAGCAGCTGAAATAGCTTGGATGCAAGATAGTGGTGCAAAATGATAATACACGGATCCAACGGTATAGAAATAGCTGAACAACATACCCTTCCAAAAGAAGTATTTGATAGAATAAAAAAATTTGTAAATCATAAAGTCATACCACACAATAAGTTTTTAGTGGGTTTTCACGAACAAGCATTTGATTTAAGTCAATTTATTCCCGAAATACATGAATACATAGGAGATTTAATTCAAAATTCTGAATTTTGTAAGAAGATTTATTTTGATTTTATTGAAAGACTACCGCAAGACAGTCAATCTAATTTTGTTTTTTTAGATGAATTATGGTGTAATTGGATGAAAAAAGGAGAGTATAATCCTCCACATAGTCATTTTGGAATATTATCATTTGTAATTTTTGTACAAATCCCTTTTGATTTAGAAAAAGAATATGCTTTACCAGCGGCCGCAATGGCAAAAAATCCGTCAAATGGCAACTTTAATTTTATTTATTTTAATGGCACTAAGGTTGACGCTTTAAATATTGGTGTAGGTAAATCTTATGAGGGTAAAATGTTTATCTTTCCCAGTACACAAATGCATTCTGTTAACCCTTTTTATACCTCTGATGGTTTTAGAATAACAGTTTCGGGCAATGTGTTTACTAAAGGTAAACTTAAAGAATGAGTCACCAATTAAATTTTATTTATAATGATACAGATTGGGTAGCTCCGTCAGAGTATCCTGATTTAAGAGCGGCAGATGAGGTAGCAATAGATTTAGAAACTAAGGATGTAAATTTAAAAACTAAGGGTTCCGGTTGGGCAACTTTTGATGGCGGTATTGTAGGATTTGCCGTGGCCGCACTTGGTCAGCAGTGGTATTTTCCCATACAACATGATGCGGGAGGAAACATGGACTTAGCTATAACAACTGCATATATGGTTGATTTATTAAAAAGACCTAGCACAAAAATTTTTCACAACGCTTCGTATGATGTAGGTTGGCTTTTATCAAATGGATTTGAGGTAAATGGAAAAATTGTTGATACAATGACCACTGCCGCATTGATTGATGAAAACAGATATAGTTTTTCTTTAAACGCTTGTGCAAAAGATTATCTAGGTGAAATAAAAAATGAGACATTTTTAAATGAAAAAGCTAAAGAGTGGGGCATAGACCCTAAACAAGATTTATGGAAAATGCCTGCGGGCTATGTTGGCTTTTACGCTGAACAGGACGCGGCACTCACATTAAAGTTATGGCAAAGATTTAAAGGTGAAATACAAAAACAATCTATTAATGATGTTTGGGAAATGGAAATGGAACTTCTCCCAATATTAATTAAAATGAGACAGCGAGGTATTAGAGTAGATGAGGCTAAGGCTTCAATATTGAAAAAAGAATTTAGAACAAAAGAAAAAGAGGTATTACATAAAATAAAAAAAGAAACTACTATTGATGTTGATATATGGGCAGCTAGAAGCGTTGCACAAGTGTTTGATAGATTAGGTGTTGAATATCCTAGAACCGCAAAATCTAATGAGCCTTCATTTACAACTAATTGGCTTCAAAATTGTGAGCACCCAATTGCATCATTAGTAAGAGAAGCAAGAGAAATAAATAAGTTTCACTCGACCTTTATTGATTCGATACAAAGATATGTTCATAAAGGTAGAATACATGCTGAAATAAATCAACTTAGGTCTGACCAAGGAGGTACAGTTTCAGGAAGACTATCTTATTCTAATCCAAACCTACAGCAAATACCTGCGAGAAATAAAGAATTTGGAAACAAAATTAGAAGTTTATTCTTACCTGAGGATGGAAGACAATGGGGTTCCTTTGATTACTCTCAACAAGAGCCAAGATTAGTGGCACACTACTCTGCGTCTATTGGAGAAAAGTTAGACGGCTCAGATGAATTTATTCAAGCTTATGAAGATGAGTCTGCGGACTTTCATCAAATTGTAGCTGATATGGCTGACATATCAAGAACACAAGCTAAGACAATTAATTTAGGATTATTTTATGGTATGGGTAAAGCAAAACTTTCTAAAGAACTAGGTATCTCAAAAGATAAAGCAGAAATACTTTTAAATAAATATAATTCAAGAGTGCCTTTTGTGAAAAAATTAGCTAGTGCAGTAACTCAATCAGCAAGCAAGTTTGGTTTTATTAGAACAATACGAGGTAGAAAATGTAGGTTTGATAAATGGGAGCCTGCTACTTTTGGCATGAACCAAGCTATGAACTATAATGAAGCTAAAGCAAACTATGGCAATAACATAAGAAGAGCTTTTACTTACAAAGCCTTAAATAGATTAATTCAAGGTTCAGCTGCAGACCAAGCTAAACAAGCAATGATAGACTGTTACAAGGCAGGTCATATGCCTTTATTACAAATACATGATGAACTTTGTTTTAGTATCGGAGAAGATAAAGATATTAAATTAATTAAAAACAAAATGGAAAACTGTATAGAAAATCTTAAAGTGCCTTTTAAAGTTGATGTGGCTTTAGGAAAGAGTTGGGGCCAAGCCAAGGAGCAATGATTTATACAACCTTTATTCAAGAAGACTTGACTAATGAATTAATTAAAGTTTGTCAGCAATTTAAAGATAATGAAAAAGGTGTCTCAGGATTATGCACGGTAAATGGTTTTCAAAGCGAAAACATTTTACATTATAGTGGGAGTAAACATTTTAAAAAAATATTTGAAAATATATTACCTAAACCTTTTAACATTTTTCATATACATGTGCTCAGCTATGAGAAAGAAGGCTATCAAGAAACTCATAATCATGAGAGAACCGAAGACTATTCTTTTATACTTTATTTAAATACATTGGATAGCGGACACACTGTTTTTAAAGATTACGGCAAAGTAAAGCCTGAAAAAAATAAATTAATATTGTTTAAATCTTCGTTATGGCATTACGGAGAAAAATGCGATGAGGAGAAATTAGTCGCTGTTGGAGCTTGTAAATTTTTGAATGAAGCTAAAGAAGAGTAAAAGAAAGGGGCCCATCTCTGAGCCCCTGTATCTTTATTTTAGTTGTTGCTTTACCTTTTCTTGAAGATATCCGCTCTTTGCGCCAGCGTTTTGTCTAACACTGTAATATGGATCTCCATTTTTAAAAGTAAATTCAACGCCCCAATCATTTGCATTGTTTATCATCCATTGCATATTGAAGTTTAAATACTTACTCATTAAGTACATATATATACCAACAAAGTATTTATCGTGGAGAGATGTCGTTGGAGCCAATGCGTGAGCTATCTCATGGAGGACAACATGTTTAGTATGTCCCCTTAAAGTTAAGTGCATTTTTTTATAAAGTCTAGATTTACCATCTTTTGTTCTAGACCTATTTCTGTCCATGAAATAGAAACCTGATTTCATGCAACATTTATGACCACTAACTTTTTTTACTTTTACTTTAGAGCAGTAGTCCCATCTACCAAAATTAAAACAAAATTTATTTTTGTATTTGTTCCAAATTTTAGTAGCAAACTTAGCAGCTTCTTCAGTGCTAAGTTCTACGCCAAACATTTCTTTGCTGTGCGCTATTGCTACTCCTCTTTCCCACTGATAGACTTTTTGTCTTTGTGAGTCTCTTCTTGTCGTCATCGTTTTTTCCTTTTGTTTCTTGTTAATGACCTATTATACCAAATTGCATTTTTCGTTTTTTAGAAAAAAAATATTTTTATTGAAAAGTAGAGCGATGAAATTTCAGGGGTTCAATTCTAGCCGCGACATTAAAACACTTTTTGCAATTTTTACGATTTTTTGATAGACTGATTCTAGATATGGAAAATGAAGAATATAGATGTGGAGGAGCTTATCGAGCTATGTTAAAAATATTTAGAGAAGCTAAGGAAGAAATGGAAAAAGAAAAGTACATACCGAAACCTGAACACCAATGTCTTAGGTGCCAAGATTTAAGAGAGGTTTGGGTTTGGAAAGATACATCTGAGACAGAAAAGATTAGAGTTGACTGCCCCATGTGTAGCCCTCAACGGCCACCGCAAGAACTAAGAGAACTAGGAATTATTTAGGTTTTCTTTTTGGTAATAGGTTTTGTTCTTTTATAATCTGTCCATTTACAGTTGAATGTTTTAAGCCCTGTTTCAGTGAGTATTTTAATAATGTGGCCTCGTTCGGTTGATTCAACATAGTGCCTAATATAGTTAGGAATATCAGCATAAGAGTCTCCTTTATTTTGAGCCATAGAT